CGGGGGGGGGTGTTCCACATTATGAGCCAACCAAGCCAACGACCCACGGGTTTTTAATGCGGCTTACGTATCATGTATAGTATCCAGTGAAATATTTTTTCTAAAGTAGCTACTATAAATCGTTGTGATTAAAGGGTTTTTAGTACGTTACCAAAATGTTATAAAAGTTTTTTGTAAAATAGCGTGGTAAAGCATACGTTTCCCCCCCTTAGTATTAGTGAGGGGCTTCGCCCCTAGAAGCCCCGAACCTTCACGGTTGTTACGGTTCGTGGAACGCCAGTGGAACGGGCCGTAACGGCTCGCAAGCTTCGCTTGCTCACCGTATAAAAATGGTTTTTTCACTACCAAGGTTTTATTCTAGGACTACTACTAACCAGGCTTTCCCTTGGGAGTAAAAGCATGGAGGCACAATGTCTAGCCCTAAGAGAAATTCGCAGCATCGTACCGTTGGTACGCTGACTGCTGACCAGGCCAAGGAAAGATTACTTTCCCTGCTCCAGGATGGCTTCTCGGTGGCAGATGCTTGCGCTGGAGTTAATAAGTCCGAGAAGACGTATTACTACTACATCCAGTCCGACCCTGAATTTAATCGCGCTGTTAAGCTCATGCGAGCTGTACAGCAGCGTAAGGGCCATATCTCTGATGAAGACAAAGAGATTACCTTCGAGGAATTTAGATCCAAGTATTTGAACTCGGTGACCTTTGGTCACCAGTTAAATGTGGTGGACCTGATCGAGAATCGGCCTCCACGCTGGGTACATGAATCAATGACGTACGAGGCAGGATTGCCGCAGTACGTATTAGTCAACATGCCACCTGAGCATGCCAAGTCTATGACGGTCTCGATTGACTACATTACCTACCGTATTTGCACAGACCCTAACATCCGTATTAAAGTTGTTTCCAAGACACGGGAAATGGCTAAGGAGTTCTTATATGCGGTCAAGCAGAGGCTTACAAGTCCGTCTTATGCAGAACTTCAACGGCGGTATGCCCCTGCTGATGGTTTCAAAGCTACATCGGACAAGTGGACTGCTGATGCTATTTACCTTGAGCGAGACTCAGGGGAAAAGGATCCTACGTTACAGGCTCTTGGTATTGGTGGACAGATTTACGGTGCCCGTGCAGACCTCATCATCTTGGACGATACGGTTACCCTTGCTAACGCTGGTGAGTACGAAAAACAGATTAGATGGATTCAACAAGAAGTTCTTACCCGTGTTGGCCCAACAGGAAAGATTCTCGTAGTTGGTACCCGTGTAGATCCTGTAGATTTATATCGCGAGATTCGTAACGAAGATCGCTACCCTGACGGTGCGTCCCCCTGGACGTACCTAGCAATGCCAGCCGTTTTGGAGTTCAACGATGACCCTACGAAATGGGTCACTTTATGGCCGTATTCGGATCGCCCTTGGGCTAATGATCCCGTTGACCCTGACGAAAATGGCCTCTTTCCTCGGTGGGATGGAGTTAGACTCCGACAACGACGAGGACTTCTAGACCCTAAAACCTGGGCAATGGTTTACCAGCAGCAAGATGTACAGTCTGAATCGGTGTTTTCACCCGAAGCAGTACGTGGATCTGTTAATGGTATGAGAGCTTGCGGACAGCTGATCGCTGGTGCCGCAGGTCATCCGAAAGAAACTAATGGTTTCTATACTGTGTGCGGCTTAGATCCCGCCATGTCGGGTGACACGTTCGGTGTTGTGGTGTCGGCTGATAGAACGACAAAAAAACGGTATTTACTTGATGCGTCACGTATGCCCGCACCCACACCGCAACGTATTCGTGAACTTATTATGACGTGGACTGAGAAGTATAGCCCACAAGCATGGGTTATTGAGAAGAACGCCTTTCAGTTGTTCTTAACCCAAGACGAACAGATTAATCAGTTCCTAGCTTCTCGCGGTATTAGACTTATTAGCCACTACACGGGTGCTAATAAAATGGATTTGGAGTATGGTGTTGCTTCCCTTGGACCCTTGTTTGGTCAGTTGGACCAAGCAGGAAAGCACATTAAGGGATCCAGCCTTATTGAATTGCCTCGTACAGATAACGAGGGTGTTAAAGCGCTCATTGAGCAACTAATTACATGGGCACCTGGAACTAAAAACAAACAAGACGGTCCTATGGCACTGTGGTTTGTAGAAACCCAGTTGCGTGATTATGTGAACCAGATGGGGTCACATGGTAATACTTGGGTTCGTAATCCGTTTGCTACGCCTAGAGATCTAGCGAAGCGTATGACGGTAGACCTAGAAGAGTATTCAAGATTACAGCAGCAACTAGCTGCGGGAGGTTACTAAATGGCTGACATTCAGCAAATCGCTGCGCGTGTCAAGCAACTGCGCGAAAAAGCGCGGGAACGGGACTCTCGTTGGGCTGACGTACTTGAGGTACGTAAGGGAAATATTAACAAAGTATTCCCTGGTTTATTCCCAGATGATTACCCAAAGCCTATGGTTGCAAACTTTATTGACATTGCAGCTCGCGACGTATCTGAAGTTATAGCCCCGCTTCCAGCGTTTAACTGCTCGGCAAATAACTCAGTATCAGATCGCGCACGTCAGAAAGCTGACAAGCGCACCATGATCGCTGCAGGTTACCGTGACCAGTCACGCCTGCAGGTACAGATGTTTACAGGTGCAGATCGTTATGTAACCTTTGGTTTGTTACCAATCCTTATTGAGATTGATTATGAACGTAAGACTCCAGTTATTAACATTGATGATCCTATCGGATCATACCCAGATTTCGACCGCTTTGGCCGTCTAGTTTCCTACACTAAGCGCTACACCAAGACTGTAGCTGACTTAGTTCGGGACTTCCCAGAGCATGAGTCTGTCATTCGTGGCCGTTACAACACCACTAATGACCTATCTCGCATGGACATGTACCGTTACCACGATAAAGATGTAACCATGTTGTTCTTGCCAGAGCGTAACAACTTTGTTCTTGCTCAGACCCCTAATCCTATTGGCAAGATTATGGCTGTTATGGCCGTACGCCCAGGTATTGACTCAAACGTAGAGTTCCGTGGTCAGTTCGATGACATTCTATGGGTCCAAGTGGCGCGTTCGCGCTTCGCTACCCTAAGCCTAGAAGCTGCACAGAAGTCTGTACAGGCACCATACGCATTGCCAGCAGATGTAAATGTAATGGAGATTGGCCCTGATGCCACCATTCGTTCGGCCAATCCAGAGAAAATTCGTCGTGTAGATCTTAATGTTCCTCCAGGTTTGTTCCAGGAATCAGCAGCATTAGACCAAGAACTACGTGTTGGTGGACGTTACCCAGAGGGTCGCCTAGGCAACATGTCTGGTTCTATCGTTACAGGCCGTGGTGTAGAAGCCCTTATGGGTGGATTTGATACCCAGGTTAAGACAGCACAGACCGTATTTGCTGAAGCATTAACTCAGGTTATGGGACTTTGCTTTGAAGTTGACGAAAAGATTTTTAAGAATGTACGCAAGACCGTACAAGGTATGGATGCAGGCGCACCATTCCAGGTGGAATACACACCATCTAAGGACATTGCAGGCGAATACGTAGTAGATGTTACCTACGGTTTGATGGCTGGCCTTAACCCTAACCAAGCTTTAGTCTTTGGTTTGCAGGCACGTGGAGATCAGTTGATCTCACGCGACTTCCTACGTCGTCAGATGCCATGGGAAATTAACGTAACCATGGAAGAACAGAAGATTGAAGTAGAGAAAATGCGTGATTCGCTACTTGCTGCAGTCTCTGGCCTAGCCCAGTCTCTACCAGCTTTGGTACAAAGCGGGCAGGATCCTTCACAGTTTATTGGAAAACTAGCAGCAATCATTGATGGTCGCCTAAAGGGTGAGTCCATTGAGTCAATCGTGGCTGAGGTTTTCGCTCCTGAGCCACCACCGCCTGCACCTGGATTAGAGCCTGGAATGGGATCTCCAGAAGAAGCGGCCGCCGCGGGCGGTGGCATTTCTGGGTTAAACCCACTAACAGGTTCACCTACAGGGGTTGCCCCTGGTCAGGTAGGGGTAGGCGGAAAGCCTCCAATTCAATATCTCCTTGCTGGTTTAACTAGTAGGGGTAAGCCGACACTAGCTTCTAGTGTCACAAGAATGATGCCAGCAGGATAAAAGGAGAAACAGCTATGGCTTTCGGATCAGGAAAGAAACCAGCGAACCAAGGTTCAATGGGTAAAGTAAATACTCAGCCAGTTAAGAAAAGTGGAACACCAAGCCCAGCAAAGCCTGGAGCTTCGACAATTCTATTTTCAAACAAGCCAGCAGGAACTAAAGGTTCAAGCAAGGGCTCTAAGTAAGTAAACAAATGTCCAGAACTGTGTTCTGGTCTGCAAGTAAAATCATTCGGTTTAATTAAAAAGGCGGTAGAATCATGGCAGGTAAAGGTGGGTATCAAGCCCCAGCAAACCCAGCTCCAGTTTCAGGCCCAGGCGCTAAGTCGCAACGTACCGATGGTGGACCAGCAGACACACAAGCAGCACAGTACGTATCTGGTCTTCCGTTCGGTGAGGGGCAGGCTTTCATGGCACAACAACAGGCAGCAGACATGTCTGGTTCTGGGATGATGCCTGAACCTGCCCCCATCGTACCTCTTAACGCACCAACACAGCGCCCTAATGAGCCTGTTACTGCTGGTGCAGATGCTGGCGCAGGGCCAGGCATGAGTGCTTTAGGTTTAGGTGCTAAGGACGTAGCGGCAGATAAAGAATTTAAGGCTACAATAGCCTCATACATGCCAGTTCTTATGCACGTCGCTTCCCGTTCTAACACATCACCTGAAACACGCAACATCATCCGACAGTTGCGGGAGATGATTTGAGTTTCTGGGACCGTCTGGGCACGCTAGCTCAAGACACCGCAGGCGCAGTTGTAGCCTCACCAAAGTTTCTTTGGGACATAGCAACAGCACCGTGGAATGATGATGACGATTTTAACGGCTTTGCCAACACCTTTAAGAGTGCTGGAACTGACTGGGCACAAGCTATGCTTAAGCCTATTGCCAATGTTGCCGAAACTCCAGGTATTAAACAGACACTTCAAAAGTGGGATGCTTTTAACCGTGAGTACATTCGCGAACCAATAACTACTGGTGTGCTTGCTGCTAGTCAAACTGGTGGAAACATAAGCGAAGCCTATGAAATGGCACAGGATACTTCCTTTGGTCAGGCACTTGTAGGTGGAATTGGCGCTGTACTTCCAGGTCAGCAAGCCGTAGATAGAATTAACTTTGAAGATGAAGCCGAAGTAGACAAGTTCTTTTCTACTGGAGCACCACGCTTTTGGTCAGGTATCGGAGATACCAGTATCCAGATTTTTGGTGACGTGGCTATTGCTGGTGGTAAAGCTGCCAAACTTGCAAAAGAATCATCCTTAATAACCAATAAGATTACTAATGCTCAAAAAGCAGCTAAAGCAATTAACGATGTTGTTGATGCCGTTGATCCCGTAAATGGTGTAGTAAACAAATACACTAAGCCAATCCAAGATTTTACCGCTAATGGCGCAGAGTATGCCTACAATCATCCAATGATTCGTAAGTCACCAATGCGCGACACCATTGCTTATGGCCTTGGCCAGTCAACCAGTGAATACGATACAGCCCTTGTGCTTCGTGCAGGCCTTGGAGATAAAAGAGCACTTGAAGAATTAAAGACTGTTCGTGCCAGCATTGGTAATTCAATGGAACGCCAGATGGGTGTACTTGATGAATACCAAGAGTTTTTAATTAAAAAAGCTGACGACCCAGAAGGTGTAGCTAAACTTCCTCACGAAAGTCAGCTCATAGTAAAAAGCGCTATGGATGAATTAGAAGACTTGCGTAACAATGACGCTATGTTTGCTTCTTGGGAACTAATGGCTAAGACACCTGGTGGTGTAATTGACCGCACCGTAGGTGCACGCCCAATGCAGGCAGTAGATGACTTCCTTGCTAAGGGTCGTTCTGCTAAGTTTGTTGCAGGTTCAACCCGTGCTGAAGCATGGCAACCAACCCCATTCCACCGTATGTATCAAGTTGTATCCTGGGTAGGTAACGAACGTCCATCTGGAATTGTTAATCTTAACGAAGCAGAATCAAGCGCTGAAGTTATGGCGTTTGTTAACCGTGGTCACCGCCTTGCTGGTGACGACATGTACAGTTTCTTCCCTGAAGGTGCAGATGTACCTAAAGAATTTAAGGGTGTAACTGACGAACGTGCTGCTGGCATGATGGCTAATTACTACCGTGCCACAACCCCAGAAGATAAAGCGCGTGCTCTTTCAATTATTGAGAACGCTGCATTTTCTGCTATTGCTGGAAAGCATGGCATTGACCGTGATCTTGCAAACAAAATTTACCAGAACTATTACCGTTCCCGCTTAGGCGCTCAAGAGTCACTTCGTAAAAACGGATTCATGATTGACGAAGATGGTAGTGTAATTAGTGCACCAGTGTTTGAGTCTCAGACTGCAAACTACATGCCAATGATGGATCTTGATTTACTTGATTCATTGCTAAAGCGTCACAGACTTGCCACAAAGAATAAGCCACTATCTGTTCTTTATGGAGTAGGTAACGAACTTACTGGTGCTATGGATATACTTCAAGCCATGTTCAAAGCTGGCGTTCTTATGCGCCTTGGTTACACTATTCGTAACGGTACTGAAGCACAGCTTCGTATTGCTGCATCCGTTGGTTCTATGGCATCTATGCGTCACCTTGGACCTGGCTTACGCAACATGGCCTTCAACGCTACAGATAGTTTGTCTGCCCGTACGGTAGATCGTTTATCACTTTCATCTGGCCCTGCCACAGTAGAGTCAACCGTTCGGTCATTAACTAAAGTTGACTCAGAGATATCTGAACTACAGGCAAAGTACGCAGAAATTGCCGAACAGTTTAATAAAGAACGCGACGAGCTAGATGCAAAATTCAAGCCAGAAGAAACTGTACTTGGGTCTCCATCGTGGGCTAATGGACCTACATTATTTCATGGCACATCTGAAAAATTTATAGATGATAGAATTGAAGACTACACCTGGTCACAAGGTGGACCAATTTCGCTTTTGTATGGTCGTGGCTTTTACACAACAGATAATGTTGACATTGCAAAGTCTTACACCAAAAAAGGTAAAGGCAAAAATCCTGTTGTTTACAACATTAAGTGGGATGGCGATACACCTCCAAATTTAGTTAATGCAGAGTTGCCATTAACTCCAGAACTGCAATCTTCTTTATTAAGAATGGATTTACTGAATCAAGATACAGAATACGTATCTTTACTTAAGCAAGAAGAAATAGATTTAGAAGCTAAACTTACTCAATACATGGAAGAGGGTAAGGGCACCGATCGCATTGTTGATAGATTAAATGCAATAAGTGAAAAGTTAGCTGTTTCGGATTCTTTTGCAAAAACAAAAGATGCTATAAACAATCCAGAATCAAGACTCATAGATGTAATGAAAGTCTACAAAGAAGACCTAGTAAATTATGCTGAAGAGTTTAACTGGAGTGTTGATGAAGCCAGTGAGTATTATGAAAGCATTACAAATATTCTTGAAGACATGGGTTATGACGGTTTAACCCATATTGGTGGAGTAGCCACAAATAGAAAAACTAAACACAATGTTTCTATATTTTTCTCTGGGGAAAATATATCAACAAAGGTTCCTGAACGTAAAGATCCAAACAAGTTTACTAGCACAAAGTACACCGATGAAGAAGTTGAATTACTAGACCAAGGTATACTTCCAGAGCGCTTTGGATTTAACAGCCCAGAATACCAGACTGCTGCTAAGGCCGAAGCCAAGCGTTTAGCTGATGAACACCGTGCAATTATTGACGAAGACTACCTTGCCAAGCAAGAAGAAACAGTAAGCGCATTTGGATTAAATGACCGCGACATTAGACTACTTGAGACCAAGGGTTTAATTCCGTTAAACAAAGTATTGGCAGCATACAAAGCTGGACGATTAAATTCAGATGAGTTATCTGCTATTGTTTCAACTGGTCGTATTGAAGCAGCTAGTGTTGATGGACTAGGCAGTGAAGCCTACCAGTTCCTTGATGAAGCATCGCTTCGCGGTATGGCCGTTCGTAACGGTAAATCACCTCAACAGTACATTGAAGTACCATGGCGCAGACAAACTCTTGATGAGTATGTAAACGACGGCATTGCTCAGTTCGATTCATATTATGAAATGCAGACATTAGAGCGCTCACTTGCTGAGTACACCGATGAGGCTAACGCCTGGTATGGCGAGAACGCTTCCCCTGTTTACTCACCAACTACTCCAAACGTGCAGCTAGAATCTGACATGCGAGTAATTGAAAAACTTATTGACGATAAGCGTTCACTTGCTGATGATTACTTTGCTCAACTTGAAAACTTAAAGAAGTCAGAATCACGTAGAGAAAAGCGTAAAATCGGTCAAGGCAAGTGGAAAGTAAAATCTTTTACTGGCGAAGACTACGACTTTAGCGATGCTTTAGGTGGACAGTTTGCCGATATTCACAGGGCAAACTCCAGTGCAGAAAATTCTTTTAATACTTTAGTTGATGACAACGCTGGATTAGTTTCTAAGAGCTTAACTAAAGTTGGTTATGGCGAAGTAAAGCCAGATGCACCAAACTACTACCAAGCTTGGGCACACGCACTTAACTACCAGTTCCGTAACTCTGGCGTAGCCATGAAGTTAATGGATAACATGGATCCTGCTGCTGTAGCAAAATGGCTTAGGTCAGATCCTGAAGGTCGCATTGTTGCAAAGCGCCTTGGATTAGATCCTTGGGAAATTAACGAACACGTTGCTTCTGTTAAGGGTTTTGTTGATAGTTACATTCCAAGCGCTAGCTTGCGTAAGACCTTAGTTGAATCAACTGAAAACGCACCTATTACACCAGAGATGCTACGCGGTATTTATGCTGGAACTGATGGGTTACCTACAGTTCACGGACATATCCTTGAAGAGAACTTAAACCTTGGATCTGTTAGAAACGCAAAGAACATAGTTAACGGTATCTTCAAGTTAATTGGATCTATGCCAGAAGACTTACTAGCACGCCATCCTTTGTACGTTTCCATGTACAGGACTGAGCTAAAGCGTCGCGTGGATATGTTTGAGGGATTGAACGAACGCCGTTTAACTACTCAAGAACAAGCAGATCTTATGTCAGTAACTCATAAGGTTGCATTGCGTCAGTTAAAGAACACGTTGTTTACCATTGACCGCAAATCAAACTTGTCACACTACATGCGTTTGATCTCCCCATTCTTCTCGGCGTTTGAAAACACCACAAAGACTTGGGCAAGAATTGCTTACGAAAAGCCACAGACAATCAATCGTGCTAACTTAATCTTTACTTCACCTAACCGTGCAGGTATTGCAACTGACGAGAACGGAAACTTAGTTCCGCCAGAAGAAGCAACCATGGATGACTACATCTGGATTGAAGTACCTGAATCACTAAAGAAAGTTCCTTTCATCGGCAAGGGCCTTACATCTCTAACCGAGATGGGTATTCAAAAGAAGTCTCTAGACGTTATCTTCCAAGGTGAGGCTATTCACTTACCTGTAGGTCCATACGTTGCAGTGCCTATTTCGGAGATGGTAAAGAGAAAGCCTGAACTTGAAAAGACTTTATCTTGGGCTATCCCTTACGGACCAGAGCGTAGCGCAGTCCGTGCGTTCCTACCTACCTGGGTTAAGCGTCAGCTTACAAAGGGTGATGGTCAGAGCAACCAGCAGTATGCAAATACTTATGCCTTGATCTGGACCACTGAACAGCACAAGCGTCGTGAGATGGGTCAGCCTGCAGCTACCGCTGCTGAGATTGAAAAGATGACAGATGCGTATTACAACATGCGTACTGTTGCTAACCTAATCCTTCCGTTTGCCCCTACATTCCAGACACCATACAAGTTCTACATTGACCAGTGGAGACAGTATCAGGAACAGTTTGGAATGGAAGCACAGACTAAGTTCTGGCAGGATTACGGCGATGACTTCTTTGAGTTTACTCAATCGTTATCAAAGAATACCACTGGTTCATTTGCGTCCGTGGGTTCTGTAGGTAACGCTAAGACACACGCTGATTTAATTTCAGAATTGTCAGTGATTGATCCTAAACTTATCGGCATTGTAACCAATGCTGGCCAGGCTTATGACTTCTCACAGGCTGCTTACATGTGGCAACAGGCCAACACAATCTCTCCAAGTTCAAGTGAGTTTTACCGAACCCGTAAGGATCCAGCAGAAGCTGCCCTAGATACCGAGCGTTCACTTGGTTGGATCAAGTACCGTGAGGTTATGTCTCAGATTGATTCAGAGATGCAACGTCGCGGACTAACTAACTTACAGTCAAAAGCAGGTGCAGATTTAGCGTCAATGAAAAAGCAATTAGTTGCTCAACTTGGTGCTGAAAATACTGCTTGGTATGATGACTACCTAGACACTGATGGTTCAAAGACTAATAGGATTATTCGTGGCCTAGAGACCATTGTTAGCAATGAAAAGTTTATGAGTCAATACGGGGACAACCCAACATTTAAGTCCATCGCTGTATACTTAGAAATACGTCAAGCAACAGAGCAAGCGCTTGCTTCACGTCCTTCCAAGAGCATTGATGCTAAAGACAACGCTGATATTAAGTACGCATTTGAAGCTGTTGCTAATCAATTAAAACAAGAAGATATTGGTTTTGGTGATCTTTATGATCGCTGGTTATCTTATGATTCGGTTTATGATGCCGTTCGTTCACAAGGAGTTGCTCAATAATGGCTGATGATTTAGACAGGCGATTAGCCGAGATTGAAGAAAAAAATAAAGATAAACAAAAGGCTGCTAAAGAACGTGCTGCTAAATTAAAGGCTGCTAAAGAAAAAGCTGATGCTGCTCAAAAAAAACGTCAGCAAGAAATTGCTCAGGTTGCAGAAGAAAACTCACAGCGACGTGGCGCACCTATTACAGAAAAGCGTCTTAACCCTCAGACAGAGGCTGGCAAAGCAGCCAGGACACGTGAAAATGTAGAAAAACTTAACAAGCAAGAACTTGCTAATCGTTACTCACAGGCCTTCCGTAAGCGCGAAAGCAACATTGAGTCTTACTCTAAAACTGGAGACATTAAGTACAAGCAGGCTGCACTTCGCGCTCAAGCTGAATTAGAACCTATTGTTGCAGAGTACGTAAAAGTATTTGGCAATGAGCCAGTTGGTTACAAGGCGGCTTCGAGCCTTTCAAAAGCAACTGGTCGTACTGAAGGGCAACAGCGCCAAGGCGCAAAGCCAATACCACCTACTGCTTCTCAAAGTGAGTCACGTGATGCTGCTCGTTCTGCTGGTCGTAACGCTGGTGTAGGTATTGTACCTGCAATAGTTGCTCAAAGCTCAGATCCAAATATTCAAAGAATTATTGACGCTGCTGCTAAAGCAGGTATACAAATATCAGTTGCAGACGCACAAGCAGCGCTTGGTATTACGCCTACTCCTGGTCCTAACGGTGGTGGAAGTATGGCTTCTACCCAAAGACAGACTACTCAATACACCATGCAACAGGTACGTTCTGCTGCAGATAGCATTTACCAGAACTCCATTGGTCGTGCACTTAATGACGATGAACTACGTATGTTGCATCAGTCACTTAACAACACGTTAAAAGCTTCACCCACTGTTACTAAAATATCTGCATCAGGTGACTCGGTAACCACTGGTGGTGTAGATGAGCGTGGGTTTATGGAACAGCAAGCACAAGCTAATCCAGAATTTGCTGCTTACCAAAAAGCAACTACTTATTTTGATTCAATGTTAGAAACACTAAGAGGCCCAGTTGGAGGTGGTATTTAATGGCAACCACAACAGTAAAAACCGCAGAAGACTGGGCCGTTGAATACGGAACTCAAGCTGCTCTAGTTAATAGCAACCCAGAACTTAAAGCATTATTTAATCGCGCCGTTGCAGAAAAATGGAGTCCCGCTAAATTCAGGGCTACCTTTGAAAACACAAAATGGTTTAAGTCTAATGGACCAACATGGCGTATGGCGGAAACTGCACGCTTGTCTGATCCTGGTGCCTGGGCAGAGTCATTAAATGAAACAAGAACGCAGATTCAACAAGCTGCACGTGACATGGGATTTGAGCTAAAGCCTGCCGATGTTAACAAACTTGCTAATGATACACTTTACTTATCATGGGGCAAAGGAATTGACCCAGAATTATTAAAGCAACATGTTGCTGCTACTGGCCGTATTACTGGTACTGGTGGAGAAGCCGCTACTGTTATGCAAGCACTTAAAGAACAAGCTACTAATATGGGTGTACAATACGGTGAAAGCTGGTTTGCCAATGCAGCAAAAAGCACATTGGCTGGTCAGTCAAACATTGACTACTACAACAAGAAAATTAGAGATGATGCCAAAAGTAAATATGCAGCCTTTGCTGACCAAATTGATGCTGGTCAAACAGTTGCCTCCATTGCTTCGCCGTATATACAAAGTATGGCACGAATCCTAGAACTACCTTCAACAGATATTGACTTAAACGATCCAACAATCGCTCAGGCTTTATCTGGCTTTGATGCACAGAACAAGCCAGTTGCTAAACCAGTGTGGGCATTTGAGCGTGAACTAAAGCAAGATGATCGCTATTTCAAGACCAACACTGCAGTGCAAGACATGACTGGTTTGGCTTCTGAAATTGCCCGACAGTTTGGAAAGATGTAATGGCTGAACCAGTAGCACCACCTATGGATGCCCGCGATGTATTTACTCGCACTCTTAAAGACCTAGGATTTACTGATTCTCAGATCAACGAATTGCTACCGCAGGTTACCCAGTGGCAATCAGTCTACACTCCAGCCCAGATTGTTTCCGATTTACTGCCTACTACAACTGTTTACCAGCAAAGGTTTATTGCTAACGAAACCCGCATAAAGAATGGTTTAAGGCCACTTAGCCCAAGTGAATACTTAGCTGACGAAAACTCTTATCGTGCCGCACTAAAAGACGCTGGCCTTCCAGCAGGTTTTTACGATAGCTCAGATGACTTTGCTGGATTTATTGGACAAGATGTATCTCCGTACGAAATTAAATTACGCGCAGATGCAGCAGCTCGCGCTGTAAACAATACAGATCCTGCATACACCAGAGCGCTTAGGGACATATACGGAATAGATGAAGGCATGATGACCGCCTTTATGTTAGATCCAGATCGTGCGTTACCACTAGTAGAAAGACAAGCCAAGGCTGTTGAGTTTGGAACTGCCGCTGTTAGACAGGGCTTGCAAGCTACTAACATTGGTGAACAGTTTGCACAGCGTGGACCTTCTACTGGCTACAGCGCAGAGCAAGGTTACAGCGCTATCGCAGGGATTCTTCCAACAGCTCAAAGTCTTGGAAGTATCTATGGTCAGACATATGACCAGGCAACTGCAGAGCAAGAAGTATTTTCTGGTCTTGAATCTGCAAAGCGCAAGCGTCAAAAGCTTGGCGAAATGGAAACAGCAACTTTTAGTGGACAGTCAGGCCTTGCCGCTGGTTCATTAAAGACAGGTAAGTCGGGACAGTTCTAGTCCCAAGGGTGTGACAGGTTAGACCGAATCTAAATCCGCATGACGGACAGATACGGAACGCGGTTCGATTCCGCACACATCCACTCCGCACGGATCGGTCGGCCCATGTGCGTGTAAATAAGCCCGATAGTGAAAGCCAACACAGGTTCCCCTGCTTGTGTTGTGGTTCGCGACTAACCTAAAAAAACGAAAGGGAGTGGCTGCTATGGCCAACCAGTACAACGATTACGATGACGACGACGACTTCGATACCGAAGAAGAAAGCGGTCCTGCAAACCTACGCAAGGCTTTGAAAAAAGCTGAACGTGAATCAAAGCAGCTCCGAGATGAACTTAATTCTTTGCGATCAGAATCGCGTTCACGAACCGTAAAGGACGTTCTGGAAACCAAGGGCGTTAATCCAAAGATTGCTGCGTTCATTCCAGCAGATGCGGATACACCCGAAAAGGTTGCCTTATGGCTTGACGAATACTCAGATGTATTTGGGTATCAAACCAATGGGCAGTCAGACGACATTGTGGCTCCAGAATCGGCTCGCCGTATTCAGGAATCCACTTCTACTGCTGCAAGTTCAAGTCGTGATGAGGACTTAAGTGCTCGTCTTGCTGCAACTAACAGTAAGGAAGAGCTGGATCAACTGATCTTTGGTATGTCCACAGGTCGTTAACAGCAACTACAACAACCCCTAAATTCCCAAGGAGGGAAATAAATGCCTAACGCATTTACAGACACAGGCACGGGTTCGCTTGGTACCAATCTGGTCCAAGCCGCCTATGACCGTTATGTTGAGTTTGCACTTCGCGCGATCCCACTGATCCGCGACGTAGCAGACAAGCGCCCAGCGCAACAGGCAATGCCAGGTTCCTCAGTCGTGTTCCAGCTTTACAGCGACATGGCTAAGGCTACTACAGCATTAACCGAAACCACAGATCCAGATGCAGTTGCTCTTGGCAACACCACATCTGTATCAGTAACCCTGAACGAATATGGTAACGCAGCACTTGCAACTCGTAAGCTTGAATTATTCTCGCTTTCCGATGTTGATCCAGCTATTGCTAACATCATTGCGTTCAACATGGCTGACTCACTAGATGAACTAGCTCTTACCGAACTACGCGGTGGAACTAACGTAATCTTCTCAGCTAACTCAACTGGCACTGTACCAACAGGTACTGCTGGTGTTGGTGCTACAAACACCCTTAAGTCCGCCGATGTACGTCGTTCAGTAGCCAAGCTTCGTGCTGGCAAAGCTGTCCCACGCGTAGGCGAACTATACTGGTGTGGTATCCACCCTGAAGTTTCACACGATCTTCGTGCTGAGACTGGTGCAGGTGGATGGCGTGAGGCTCACGTATACAACGATTCAGGCGCAGGTAACTTGTGGCCAGGAAGCATTGGTACCTACGAAGGTGCAATGTTCGTTGAATCTCCACGTCTATACAACGCAACAGATGGCGCATCAAGCACTCGCGTGTTCCGCACCATCGTTGCAGGTCAGCAAGCACTTGCAGAAGCAGTTGCAGAAGAGCCACATGTAATCATTGGCCCAGTTGTTGACAAGCTAATGCGCTTCCGTCCAATCGGATGGTACGGCGTACTTGGTTGGAAGCGTTACCGTGAAGCTGCGCTTTACCGTATCGAATCCACCTCAAGCATCAACGCTACCTAATTAAACTCTAGGTAATTCGGTGTGGTCCCCGTCCTGTATTGGGCGGGGGCCGCACTACCCCCATAACTTTTGAAAGGACAGCAGTGACTTACTACTTCATTCCACCTACAGTTGAAGAGGGTCCTGCTGGTACTTCGCGCTTATTTTGGCGCTATCGTCTTAACCGAGCAGACACCGTTCTACTTAACAGTGATGGTTCTTACTCACATTATCGCTCCCCTGGTATTGAAGAACTTGAAGCTGCAGTGCGCTTCTACCAAGGTGGACACAAATATCCAATTACAGAAGAGGAACGTACTAGCCTAATCGCAGGTGGTTACGGTCCTAACATTACGGAGGAATAGTGCAACCTGGTCGTTTCAACTTTCGCATCTATCAGGGCGACACTTTCAACACTGCTCCTGCCTGGAAAATTAACAACACTTACGTCAACGTAACTGGCTTTACCGCAGATATGCAGGTTCGCCAAGATGTTGATTCTGCTTCCGTCATTGTAGAACTTTCTACATCCAATGGTCGTATCGTTACTGGTACCACCGATGGTAAATTTACTCTTACCCTTACTGCCGCTGAGACAGCTCCGCTTCCACCAGGCAACTATGTCTACGACCTTGAGGTCACATCCCCTGGTGGCACAGTAACTAAACTTTTAACTGGTGGCTTTGCCGTAATTGCTGAGGTAACCCAGTAATGAGCATTGATACCTACTCCCTAGATGACGCAATTTCAGTTGTTGAGATTCCTGTTGAACGTACCACCATGGACGTTAACTACCTAGAAACCGTCACCATTGAACTTGGTGTTATTGGTCCTCAAGGTGCTCAAGGTTTTGTAGGACCTACTGGCCCTGCAATTACAGGTGCAACAGGACAAACAGGTGCCACAGGCGGTACTGGACCAACTGGTGCACAAGGCATTACAGGCCCTACAGGGGCCACAGGAGCCACTGGAGACACGGGTGCTACTGGAAGTACAGGAAGCACTGGTGCGACTGGCTCACAGGGCATACAGGGCGTTACAGGGCCAACTGGATCTACAGGCTTAACTGGTGCTACTGGAGACACGGGAGCCACAGGCTCTACAGGTTCAACAGGTGTAACAGGTCCTACTGGTGCTACTGGTAGTACTGGTGCAACGGGAGCAACTGGCGCTACAGGTTCTACTGGTGCTACTGGTAGTACGGGACCAATCGGACTTACGGGTTCAACAGGTGCTACGGGACCACAAGGTGACCAGGGCATTCAAGGAGTTACAGGTCCGACAGGAGCAACTGGCTCCACTGGACCAACTGGTCCTCAGGGCGACCAAGGAATACAAGGTGTAACTGGACCGACAGGAAACACAGGGGCTACAGGCTCCACTGGTCCTACAGGTTCCACTGGACCTACAGGCGCTGACTCCACTGTTCCTGGACCTACTGGACCAATAGGACTTACTGGACCTACGGGGTCTACAGGATCAACTGGCGCAACTGGAGTTACTGGTACAACTGGCGCTGGTGGCGCATTAGGTTATTACGGTTCTTTCTATGACATGACCGATCAGCAACTTGCCTCTACAACTACAGCGCAAGTCATTGCTATTGGTAATACCACAGAAGCAAATGGTGTAAGCATTGCCAATGGTGATGAAGTTACTTTCACATACGCTGGAACTTACAGCCTTACGTTTTCCATTCAGATCACTAACCTTGCTAACTCTGTAGAAAAAGCAGTTTTTTGGCTAAAAACCAACAACGTAGATTACCCTGATTCAGCTACAGAAATAGATTTACAACCACGCAAGAGTTCGTCTGAACCAAACCGCCAAATAGTCACAATCAACTACGTTGCTACTGCTACCGCTGGACAGCAAGTTCAGGTTTACTGGTCTGGATCTAGCACTGATCTTAGAGTTGAATCTTTACCTGCTGGCACATCTCCAGTATCTCCAGCAGTGCCTTCAATCATTCTTACCGCAGTACAGGTTATGTACACACAACTTGGACCTACTGGTGCTACAGGTCCTACGGGTCCAACAGGAAGCACAGGACCAACGGGACCGACTGGTGTTACTGGGCCTACTGGTGCAGACTCAACCGTTGCTGGTCCTACTGGAGCAACAGGACCTGTAGGTCCAACAGGTACAACTGGTAGTACGGGACCAACGGGTAGTACAGGAGCAACTGGCTCTACAGGAGCCACGGGTGCGACTGGCGATACGGGTGCGACAGGAGTGACTGGACCGACAGGTCCGACAGGAGCAACGGGTCCTACTGGACCAACTGGCGCTGACAGCACAGTAGCAGGACCTACTGGTCCCACTGGTAATATAGGAGACACTGGGCCAACTGGATCTCAAGGTACTCAAGGACCAACTGGTGCTACGGGAGATACAGGTCCAACTGGAATCCAAGGACCTACAGGACCTACAGGATCAACTGGCAATACGGGAGACACTGGCGCAACAGGTGCAACTGGAACTGGTATTACTGCTGGCATTATCGAAATGTTTGCTGGTTTATCGGCACCTTCAGGTTATTTGCTATGTGATGGTACTGCTGTCAGTCGTACAACTTACGCAACATTATTTGCTGTAACTAATACGACCTATGGATCTGGTGACGGATCTACAACATTCAATGTTCCAGACTTAAGAACTAGAGTGGCAGTTGGTAAAAACGGTAGTGGAACATTTGCCACATTAGGTGCCACTGGTGGTGCAGAAACGGTAACTCTTACCACTGCTCAGATACCAGTTCATGACCATTCAACCCCAGCATTATCTGGAAGTTTCACTTCTGGTGGAATGTCTGCAAATGCTGACCATACACATGCTAATACCGTATCTAATCCGTCACATACTCACGGCTTCCTAGTTGATGCTACCGCTGCCGCGCCTTCAGCAACTAGTGGATCTGGTTACTTAAAGTCAGCGTCAGCGCTTGGTCGTATAGCATCTCCTTCCAATGGATTGACACTTAGCAGCGCAGTTGCAAGTGGAACTACTGCAGTAGCAATTACTAACGCTAACGCTAATATTGCCCATAGCCACACAACAAGTGTAAGTTTCAGTGCAGGAACTTCTGGTTCGGCAGGTTCAGGTGAAGCGCACAATAATCTCCAACCGTACATTGTATTAAACTACATCATTAAAACTTAATTTAGAACGGAATCATAATGCTAGTAACAGTAACCAATCCAATAGATAACACTGAAGTAGAAGTTGAACTTACTATTCAGTTAAACCTTATGGTTCTTGGAGAAACTAAAACACTTAACGTAACCGCTTATGGAAGTGCAGAAATTTAATGGCTTGCCGTACAGGTTGCCCTACCCAGGATTGCGAATCATACGCAGACTGCTGTAAAGGTGTAGCTATTAACAAGTCGTCTTTACGCCCATAGTATGATAGGGTTGTATGGTGAAGATTGCAGTTTACACTATAGCCCTTAATGAAGAAAAGCATGTAGCTCAATGGGCAGAAGCTACCAAAGACGCAGACTACAGGTTGGTTTGCGACACGGGATCAACAGACAAAACTGTTGAACTACTCAAGAAACACAAAATAGATACTTACAAAATTAGTGTTAAGCCATGGCGCTTTGACAGCGCACGAAATACAGCACTAAATTTAGTACCAGATGATGTTGATGTTTGCTTAATCTTGGACATGGATGAAGTTCCAGAGCCAGGCTTCTTTGATAAGGTGCGTGAACAATGGATTTCGACAGCGAATCGTGGTTGGGTTGGGCTGAATACTGGCAGTACATGGGCAGCCGACAGGCTACATTCGCGCCAGGGATTCGTATGGAAGTACGCTTGCCATGAAGTTGCAGTGCCTAGCATGGGCACTGAAGTAGAATACTGTTTCATACAGGCAACCATAGAACACAAGCCAGACAACACTAAGTCCCGCGGGCAATACCTAGACATGCTTAAAGAGTGTGTCAATGAGATGCCAGATGACATGCGGATGCGTGTATATTTAATACGTGAATATTACTTTGCAGGAAAATGGCAGGAACTAATAGATGAAGGACAACGATTATTCGCTCACGACAGAGTGGGTAACTGCTGGCTTAGTGAGCTTGCCGCTGCTTATCGCGGTGCTGGTGATGCTTACGACAAACTAGGTAGCCAAGACCTAGCAAAAGAAATGTACGAAAAGGGAATGGAAGTTGCTCCTAATGAAATGGAAGCAGTTTTTCCCTTAGCGTACTGGCATTACGTAAATAAAAACTGGCAAGAATGTTTTGACTTAGCCAATAAAGTTAATGAACTTAAACCTAGTGGACATTATCTTGTAGATGAATCTATCTATAAGTGGCGAGCATTTGATCTTTTAGCCATTGCTTCTTGGAACCTAGGTAAAAAAGGTTCGGCTAAAAAATGGGGACGACTAGCAGTAGAGGGAAACCCTACGGACAAACGACTCATTGATAATTACGAATTTATGCTGAAGGGACAAACCAATGGCATGTAGAACAGGTTGTCGCACACAGGATCACGCCACATGGGGTGATTGCTTACGTGCCTCTAACATTCAAATGAACGCTGGCGATGCAGCTAGCGGTAAGGCAATGTCTAATGCTAAATGGAATGGCGAGCTTGATGCTTACGCTAACGCTAGGGCACAGGGCATACAGCCTGCAGGTACTCGCATGGGTCAGATCATCGAGGCTGAGAAGGCCAGTGAAACTTTGGGCAAGGCGTACAACGCAGAAACCATGCCAGCCGCAAAGACAATAGATAAAGCAACAGCAAGAACTATGACCGAAGTGGGACTGTAATGGCTAACAAACCTGATGCACGCTTAAAGAGCGCTGGCGTAACTGGTTACAACAAACCAAAGCGCACACCAAGTCACCCAACTAAGTCGCACGTAGTTGTGGCTAAAGAAGGCGACAAGGTTAAAACCATTCGCTTCGGTCAGCAAGGTGTCTCTGGTTCCCCAGATGGATCTAAGCGTAACGAAGCCTTCAAGGCGCGTCACTCAAAGAACATTGCTAAAGGTAAAATGTCTGCAGCGTACTGGGCCAATAAGGAGAAATGGTGAATAAAAAAGTTTGGGAAAAGCCAAACCCTAAAACAAAATCCAAGTCTCTAACATCAAGTCAAAAGGCTAGCGCCAAGGCTAAGGCCAAAGCTGCTGGTAGACCATACCCAAATCTAGTGGATAACATGAACGCCGCTAAAAAGAAAGGCAAGTAATTATGTGTGTTGAATGTGGATGCAACAAGAATCAAATTGGAAAGATCAACGACAAGTTAACTGGCAAGCCTGACAAGCCAGGTGGCGGTTACGAAGGCGTTGGCGGTTCTAAATAATAATAAGTCTAAAAAGAAGGGTAAGTAATTATGGCTGCTGGTGATGGTCGCACAATGCAATACCACCTTAACCGTTTGGCTGGAACATTAAATGAATTTGATGTGCCACGCTTTGACGCTCAAGGTGCTGCAAATATTTGGGCTAGCACCAACGGTCTGGCTCTTCAAGGTGCTTTGAATAGCAAGGCTGGAACATCTGGTCTTGCTGTTCAGGGTGCACTTAACAAACTGGCTGGTACCTCTGGCCTCGGAGAAAACGAAGCTGCAGCAAGGATCATAGCATGAACTTTCAAGACATGGTAGATGAAGTTCTCATCAACGTGGCTGGCTACACACAGCGCCAGGACCAAGCAACATTTCTAACAGCCGCTATAAACGAGTCGGCACTCCAGTTTTCTGTACAAGACGGAAACGTATTGTCACGTGGTCTTGTAGAAATTGATGATGAACTTGTATGGGTTGACCGTTTTGACCGCAGTGCAGGCATTGCTTACATTACACCATCTGGCCGTGGTTTTCGTAACTCAACAGTAGCACCACATTCTGTTGGTGCCCGTGTTGTTATCAGCCCTGCATACCCACGTGTCGTAATCAAGAAGGCAATTAACAACGCTATTACTGGTGTATACCCTGACCTATTTGGTACGTTCTACACCACGTTCCCGTTTGTTGCTACACGTTCTACCTACCAGCTACCTTCGGATGCACTAGATGTACTTGCTGTATCTTGGCAGACCGTAGGACCTACAAAAGAATGGTTACCAGTACGCCGTTGGCGCATTGATAAGACTGCAAACCCACAAACATTTAACACAGGTAAGTCACTGTCTGTCTACGATGGTATTGTCCCTGGACGTACAGTAAACGTAGTTTACTCAAAGAAGCCAACAAAGCTTGTACTTAATTCAGATGACTTTGTAGACTCAGGCCTACCTGATTCCGCCGAAGAAGTAATTATCCTTGGCGCTTCATACCGCGTAGCTGCTTATCTAGATCAAGCACGTGTTACAGGTATGTCCGTTGAAGCTGATGCTATTGACCAGTCTAACCCATCAGGTGCTGGTGCTCAGGTTTCTCGTTACCTCTTTGCTCAATACAGAGATCGTTTAAGTGTTGAGGTACGTCGTCAGCAAGAATATTTCCCAGTCCGCGTCCACTACACCCGATAGGTAAACCATGCCAGCAGTAAATCGTTATTATTCATCAGTTGCCGTTGATACAACATTAAGTTTTTCAATCTCAAGCACCGATCTTTCACTTGTTGTTGGATCAACAGCAGGTTTTCCAACCTCGTACCCATATACACTTGCCATTGGTTACGACCTAAATAACGAAGAACTTGTTACCATTGTTGGCGCATCTGGCACAACTCTTACCATAGGTACAACTGTAGCTGGTGGTGCTAATATAGCAGGCCGTGGCGTAGATGGCACAAACGATCAAGCACATGTTGCAGGTGAAGCAGTTAAGCATGTTATCTCTGCACGTGACATGACCGAGGCTCAAGCTCATATTGCCGCTGAATCTGGTGCTCATGGAGTTACTGGCGCCATTGTTGGCACAACAGATCTACAGACATTAAGCAGTAAGACTTTGGCTAGTCCAACAATTACAGGAACCATAACTGGTGCGGTGGTTACTAGCGCAAACATTGTTGATGGAACTATTGTTAACGCTGACATTAACGCTAGTGCTGCTATTGCTGATACTAAACTTGATACCATCGCTACTGCTGGTAAAGTTTCTAATAGCGCAACTACGGCAACAAGCGCAAATACTGCTTCTGCAATAGTTGCTCGCGACTCATCAGGAAACTTTAGTGCTGGAACCGTTACTGCCAACTTAACTGGTAATGTAACTGGTAATGCTACAACTGCTACTTCGTTTCAAACAGCAAGAAATATTAATGGTGTTTCTTTTAATGGTACAGCAGATATTACAGTTGCTGACTCAACAAAATTGCCAACAGCAGGTGGAACAGTAACTGGTGCATTAAATGTAAATGGAAATTTATATGCAACAAACGGTCTACTTTTTCTAGGTGCCAATGACTACATTGAATTTAATGAAGGAGGTAACCTATTCTATTTTAGGGCTGATGGCGCAGCAGGAGCAGGTATCTCTGCAGGGTATGGAGGATTTAGTAGAATTGACTCCGATGGTGACATTACTACCAATACCGATGTATTCGCTTCTGGCGACATAGGCAGTTACGGAGTTATCAGCAATCCATGGGTTGAACTAGCAACTGCTCTTTGCCGACCGAAAGACGATAACGATACAGCCCTTGGGTCTGTTGGCACCACTCCAAAACGCTGGACGCGTGTATTTGCAGTTAACACAACTATTTCCTCATCTGATGAACGAGATAAGTTGGACATTAACGATTCTCCACTTGGACTAGATTTCATTAACGACTTGCGTCCAGTTTCCTACCGATGGAAAGTTGGCGAAAAGAAAACAATCATTGACCAAGAGGGCAATCCAGTTCTTGATGCTGATGGCAACAAGACTTATGAAGTTCGTGAGGGTGTTCGCAAGCATTACGGTCTTATTTCTCAAGAGGTAAAGCAAGCACTTGATAATTCTGGTGTAGATGACTTTGCTGGTTGGGTACAAGATGACTTGTCTGACCCAGACTCACATCAGTCTATATCATACGAACAATTTATTGCTCCATTGATTAAGTCTGTTCAAGAATTATCTGCAGAAGTGCAAACTCTTAAGGCTAAGGTAGCAGAACTAGAGGCTAAATAATGACGCAATTTAGCATCACGGAAGATCCAATAAATCCCATAGGTCGTTCACCTCAAACAACCATTCTCTACACAAACCAAAACAATGTGTATGACATAGCTGTTGGTGGTGAACCATTCTTCCTTGGTGCATCGGACAAGTATCCGTATCACAGAGAAACTGCGTCGTATAAACGACAGCAGTTGGATCTCACCCAACAACCAGGTGAGCAGACCTTTGAAGGCTGGTGGCTACGGTCCCAGTCTTCTTGGCATTTAGGCGCAGGTATCAATTACCTTGAACCATTACAAGGTGAAGATGTTATCTATCGGTTTAACAAATCAAATGGTGTAGATGTCTGGACTCCAGGCGAAGCAACTCTATTGCCCGATGTGGTCAACGTGTTAGCCGTATCTGGCGAGAGCCATCTTATTGGTGCCATTGATGGTAGTAATGTGTCTTGTGTATTTGTATCTGACGGTGCAGCACTTAAGCGCGTTGCCCCTACTGGTGCCACAGGATCTACGACTACTGTGACTTACGGTGGTTCAGGATCTGACATAGTTGCCTTGACCCAAGATGGAACCAACTATTACGCAGCTAACAGCACTGGTATTTACACAGGGCTATTAACTGGATCAGGTACTGGAACTCTTGCCTGGAACACTGGTTCATCTAATGTATCTATGGGTTGGGTTAAGCAACGTCTGTTTGCTGGCATTGCTGACAAATTGTATCAACTAACTGGCACTGGGCCGACACTTCCAACAGCTATTTACGACCATCCTAATGCAAACTGGAAATGGACTTCTATTGTTGAAGGTCCAACTGCTATCTATGCTTCAGGTTATGCTGGCACCGCCTCTGCTATCTACAAGATAAGTCTTAACACTGATGGCACTTTACCTACATTAACTAATGCCGTAACAGCAGCAGACTTCCCAGATGAAGAACATGTAACTAGTCTTGGTACATACCTTGGTAAGTACATGCTTATCGGAACTAACAAGGGCGTACGTGTTGGTTTAATAGACACCGCAGGTAACATCGCCTATGGCGGTCTAACCTACAATCAAGAATCTAATGACCACATTACTGGCTTTGCTTTCCAGGATCGCTTTGCCTATGCCACTGTTACTAGCGACATTGATGGTAAGTCTGGCTTAATCCGTATTGACTTGTCTTCACCTAACAGCGATGGTCTATACCCATGGGCTAATGACCTTGCCTCAGAAGCAACTGGTAACTGCAACGCTGTTGCTTTTATAGGCGAAACTAATCGCTTGGCATTTGTAGTCGAAAGTAGCGGTCTGTACTTCCAGCATCCAACACAGTTGGTAGCGCAGGGCTACATAGACACTGGTGCTATTCGTTACAACACCATGGAGAAGAAGCACTTTAAGTTAGTAAAGGTTCGCATTGCTTCTCCGTTTGAGGGAACAGTTGCTATCTCTACCATTGCTAAAGACGGTGACATTACCAGCATTACTACCGTAGGTAATGTTGGGTCAGCAGATCAAGACTTCTCAACTAACATCAACACAGCTCAAGAGCAACTGGCTTTTAGGTTTACTCTTGGCCGTAGCATCATAGATCCTTCAAAGGGTGGCGGCATAGTTGGTTACCAAGTTAAGGCACTACCTGCAAATAGAAGAACCCGCAGTATTTCAATACCTTTACTATGTTACGACTTTGAACAAGACCGCAACAACATTATGGTTGGTTGGGATGGACGTGCGTGGTCACGTTTATCAAGACTAGAGGACATTGAATCTAGCGGTAACACTGTTACAGTACAAGACTTCACTAGCGGTGAGCAGGTTGAAGCTCTTATTGAAAAGATAACCTTTGATCGCATCTCCCCACCTGACCGCAGGTTCCAGGGCTTCGGTGGAATTATTTACGTAATGGTTAGAACAGTCTAATGAGCGTTCAATATTGGGCAAGTGTTGCACAAATAGCATCTGTTGTAGGGGGCGTATTGTTTGCGTTATGGAAAATCTGGAGAAAGATAGACCAGCACCAAGCTAACAGCGCTGCCCGTTCAGATGTTTTAGAAGTAAGACTTGACCGTATTGAATTACAGTTTGGACCTAACGGTGGTGGCCTGCGTGAAGCAGTTAACCGTATCTCATACGACATAAACAGTATGGATAAAAAACTTGATGGAGTTACAAAAGAAGTATCTGAACTCAAGGGTGAGTTTAGACAACATGTAAAAGAGAGTGGAGAATAAATGTTAGAGATCGCTAAGAAGATTGTGGCAGCCTTTGCAGTTGCTTGTCTTGGTGTTATTGGTGCTGGTTCTATCCTCGGCGTTGAGGTATGGAAGTCCGCAGCTATGGCTGGTATCGGTGCTTGTGCAGTTATCGTTGAAAAGTTATGCCGTGCATACCTAGAAGATGGCAAGCTAACCGAATCTGAAATCAATGAAGTATTTTCGGCCTACGAAAAAGGCTCCAAGAAGTAATTGAGTAAACTATTCCGCCTAGGGATTGTTTTATTTGTAGCAAGTATGTTTATGGTGTCTACACCTGCGAGTGCAAATGTGGTGTGTAATACCTACACCTACACAGGTCACGATGATACTGCTTATCCAGCAAATCTACCGTTCACTCTCAAGCTAGGGTTAACCGAATACGAAAATGTTTATGTTACTACCAATGGAACACTAACCTTCGGTCAACCTGATGCAACCTTCCATGATTATCCACAAACACCTAGTGTATCTGTGGCTGGTTATGACTGGGTTACATTTGGACAGGGTGCTTATGTATCCTTTGGGTCAACTGATAACACATTATGTGTTGAGTGGAGCTTACGCCCATACCCGCAATCAACGGGTGAACTTACACAGATTCGTTTGGTAATCAACAAGTATCCATCTGGCACCTGGCATGGTGAGGTAACAACCTTTGGTTGGTTGCCTAACGATTTACGCCGTGGCATCCGTTATGTACAGGGTGAACCTGTCGTAACTATTGCTGCAGCTTTTGATGTTGGTAATGGTGGTGTACCTGTAGAGGTGCCACCTGCACCAGTACCGTCATCGTTTACGGAACCACCAGTGCTACCTACGCCAAGCCCTGAACCAGTCCCAAGCATCGAGCCAAGCTTGGACCCAGAGCCAACGCCAACGCCTGAACCTACTCAAAGTGAATCACCAACTCCCACAGTAGAACCGTCCCCAATGCCAACAGAGTCAGCATCGCCACTACCATCAGTAGAACCGACACCGACACCAAGCCCAACTGTTTCAGAAACTTTGACACCTACTCCAACCCCTTCAGAATCTGAGACAGTTGTTGTAGTACCGAGTCCAACTCCAACTTTAACTCCTGAGCCAGAGCCTTCGTCTCCAGTAGAAGTAACTCAGGAGCCAACTCTGAGTCCAACTCCTGAACCAACTGAGGATCCAATTCCATTACCTGCTCCTTCTAACCTTGAAGAGTTGTTAACATCTTACGCGCCTGAAGAGGCAATACCGTTTGATGTTCTTGTCGAACTTGGAATTGACTATAGCGAACTTCCACCAGATCAACCAATCACATTGGAAAATGGTGTTGTCTTAACTGCTGAAGTTGCTGATGCGCTAGAGATCTTTGATGACACCAATGAATTGATTAGTGTTTTGTTTTCTAATCCTGGTAAGGCATTGAAAGCTATAAGTAATATCGGTACAGACATGTCACCAGAATCCAGAGAAACATCCCAGAATGTTGTAGTGTCTGCCGTCATCGTTGGTCAGCTAGCCCAGATTAGGAGAATCAAATGATTGGGTGGATAAAGAAATACTTAAAGAACATCACTGCAGAAACGTACACTTTCTGTGGTCTCGCCATTGCTTACTTCACGTTAGAAGGCAGTGCGAAAAAAGTCACAGGACTAATCACTGCTTTTGGTCTTATTGTGTGGCTCATAACTATCCCACTAAGAGAAGAGGATGAAGACTAATGGCTTCACCAATGCAAGATAAAAAGTACAAGGTCACGACACCCTTTGGAGTCAAGGGAGCTCGATGGTCCTCTGGCCGCCACGAAGGAGTGGACTACGCTGCACCAACTGGCGCAGTAGTTGTTGCTCCTATTGCTGGCAAGGTAGTCAAGGTTGGTCAAGTATGGGGCGCAGCTTTTGGCACCAAGTCAGTGCTAATGAAGGTTGCAGGTGGACACCTTCTCTTTGCCCACCTGTCAGCTAATAGCGTCAAGGTTGGCCAGGCTCTTGCGATTGGAGACGTCATCGGGAAGGTTGGAGCAGAAGGCAATGTCACTGGTCCGCATCTTCACATGGAACTTCAGGCAGGACCAGGGTGGAAAAAAGGCGGAGGCCTAGATCCAGCAGCTATTATTAGCGCTAAATAAAACTCAGTAAATAATGGGCTTAAATGCCCATTGCTGGCGCACAGCGCCACGTAGAGCGACTTTAAGGGTCACTTGGTACTTCGGTATCAGGTGGCCCTTTTTTCGTCGTTTACGGGGCTTATAGATTCGATCATTAGTTGAGCAGCGGAGTATGCCTCGGCACATAGAGCCGCAGTTCTTATGTCCCACTTGCCATCCTTAAAGCAATCCTCAATATGGCTGGCTTCGTCAGCCTTGAAAGCTTCCAGGAAATCCATAAACTTCTGCAAGTCCTTAGACTTGGCGACTACCTTGGTTGCCTTGGTTAAAGCTTCTACGGTTTCATCACTCATTGCTTCTCTTTTCTTACATGGCTAAGGGGTTTACCAACCATGGCCCTGTTGGGTGGTGTAACCACCCTACCTGTTTACTCGCTGTCGCTCGTATTATACTCACACCCTCAAGGAACCTGTCAAATCACGGCGTTACCAAGCCAGTTTGCATTGTGTACTGGCTGGGTGTACAGTGTGTGACATGGGAATAATAAAAGAAACAACGATAGGACATAGATCCTTCTCGTCATTTACATCCTGGGTCAAGTGCGGTAAGTCATGGCAACTTGAACGGGAGCTGAAGGTACCCACTGATACAGCGTGGTACTTTGTCGGAGGGTCAGCCTTCCACCTAGCAGTAGAGCGTTACCTCAAGGGGGAACTACCTGATGCTTAACATCAAACTATTATGGGAACAGGCTTTCAATGAAAGCATTGGTGCCGAGCAAGAGAAGTATGGCACTAACCCTGTTGATTGGAAGGCAGCTGGTAGAACCAGTAAGGCTTGGCCTAACAAAGAGAACGGTGACTGGTGGGCTGAGAAGGGACCAGAGATGGTCGGTAACTTCATTGACTTCTGGGAGCAGTCAGGCTGGCAGGTATGGGAAACACCTGAAGGTATCAAGGCCATCGAACTACAGCTCAACATTGACTACGGTGACGTACGTATCAAGGCTTTCGTTGACCTTGTTGCTGTCACCCCTGATGGTGAACTTGTAGTCATTGACTTTAAGACTGGTGCCAACATGCCAACCAACGCAATGCAGCTAGCGCTGTACGCCTGCAGTATCGAGAAGCAGTTTGGCATACGTCCAAGTCAGGGCTATTATTACGACGCACGCAATGTCATGCTGTTACCAGCCGAAGGCTTTAACAACTGGACATACCCACTGTTTACTGAACTGTTTAGGCAGTTCGAGTTTGCAGTAGAGAACAAGATCTTCTTGCCAAACTTGAGCATGATGTGTAGCTATTGCTCAGTGAAAGACTTTTGCTACGCATACGGCGGAGACTTCAAGGATGCCGTAGATCCATTAGCACTAATCGCACACCCGAAGGAAACAAATGTTTAACAACAGCCGAAAGAAAATCCAGATCTTACAAGATGAGTTATACATCCTAAGACTAGAGAACGCATCACTTCGTTCACGTCTTGCAAAGGCAACACCTAAACAACCAGTAGTCAGAAAAACCACAAAGAAAGAAGCTAAGTAATGAGCGCACCAGAGAGCACTAAGTTCCAGGCTAACTTCAAGACAGCATCAGGTGCACTGTACAACGTGTACGCCAGCAGTACAGAAGAGTTCATCAGCGCACTCAATGACATGGGTGACCTAGTTGCAGTAATCACATCCGTTGAGCAGGCCCTGGCTACAGGTCAGACTATTGCCCAGCACATCCCACTAGCACCTGCATCACAGCAAGCTGCTCCAGTGCAAGCACCAGCACCAGTACAGCAACCAGTTCAGGATGCTTCATCAGCTGCACCATCTGCACCAATGTGTCGTCACGGCGCAATGGAATGGAAGACTGGTAGCAAGAATGGCAAGGACTGGAAAGCCTGGATGTGTTCAGCGCCAAAGGGTGCGGCTGACAAGTGTGATCCACAGTGGGTCCGATAGTCCATGACCGTACGCAAGGGAACTAAGGTACACCCTGCGTCGTTTGAAATAGTGCTCAAGTTAAAAGATCACTGGGGTTTTACTTATGAAGACCTCAGTGATCTACTTGACGTTACTCCGTCGCGGGTACAGCAAATAGTGTTACACCAACGTAAGAGAGGATTAGACGATGTTGACTCTCGCTCAAGCAGCGAACAAGCAAAAGAGTGGAGCTCAATTACTTCCTGATCTATTCCCTGCGTTGGCTAATGATGGTGTCAGGTTCCGTAGGGGACAGGTCACTATGATTGCAGGTCAACCCAACAGTGGTAAATCACTGCTTGCTTTGTTTTATGCGGTTAAGTCAGATGTACCAACACTGTACGTCAGTGCTGATACAGATGCCTACACCACAGCGATCCGAGCTGCCGCAGTTATCACGGGTAACCAAGTATCAAGCGTTGAAGAATCATTTAACAGTGGTAATGGGTATGAGTTTTACCAAGGCGAACTGGAATCATTGAAGAACTTACAGTTCAGCTTTGATCCATCACCTACCTTGGATGACATTGACTTGTCTATCCAGGCGTACGGTGAAGCGTTCGGGGAATACCCACACCTGATTATCATTGACAACTTGATGAACGTAGCCGCACTACACGACAACGAGTGGACTGGTATGCGTGACATAGCCAAGGCTATGCACCACGTTGCCAGACAAACAGAAGCAGCAGTATTCCTGTTGCACCATACGTCAGAGGGTGAAGGTAGACCAGAGCTACCACCATCACGCAAGTCTATTCAAGGTAAGATCAGCCAGTTACCTGAGATGATCCTTACTGTAGCAATGGACCATGACACTAACGAGTACCGCATAGCGTGTGTTAAGAATCGCTTTGCTAAGAACAGTGCAAGTGGTGCCAACTTCACGGTGTTGTATGCTGATGCTTCACGCATGACGCTATACAATGACCGTCAAAATGGTAACAATGCAGAATACTGGAGGGGATTGTCGTGAGCTATAAGACATACGTTACTAAAGACTGCCCAAGTTGCAAGAAGCATGGGACTTTAACTATCTGGGAACATGATTACACTAGGTACCTTAATGGCGCTAATGCTCAGGATGCTTTCCCTGATCTACTTGCACCAATACGTGAGCAGATAATTAGTGGCACTCATCCTGAGTGCTGGAATAAAATCTTTAAGGATGATGATGGCCAGTAAGCAAGCAGCAGCTAAGGCACGTGGCTCACAGTTTGAGACAGGTGTACTTAAGTGGTTACGCAGTAAAGGTGTGATGGCTGAACGGCTACGCCTAGCAGGTAAGGATGACGAGGGTGACATTATTTGTTTTGTATCTGGTCAACCTTATGTGTTGGAACTCAAGGCAACAGCGAAGCTGGACTTGCCTGGGTTCTGGCGTGAGGCTACAACAGAGGCAGAGAACTATGCCAAGGCTCGCAACATTACTCCGACACCACCAGCCTACGTCATTGTTAAGCGACGCAATGCTAGCCTAGATCAAGCATGGGTAGTACAAACCCTTGAGCAATGGATAGGACAGCAATGACAGAACTAACAGCAGTATCTTTATTTGCTGGTGTAGGTGGGTTTGAGTTAGCCCTCGGTAACCACGGTGTAAAGGTGGTTGCATCAGTAGAGATAGATGATGCCGCACGTGGAGTGTTGGCGCATAAGTTTCCAGATAGTAAATTATTTTCAGATGTAAAGGAAGTGACAGGCGATGACCTCATTGCAGCAGGATTTATTCCAGAGCGAGGAATCATTACAGGTGGATTCCCATGCCAAGATCTCAGTGTGGCAGGAAGACGCGCAGGATTGGATGGAGCTCGTTCAGGACTCTATTGGGAAATTGTCAGACTCGCAGAAGAAACGCAGAGCAAGTGGCTCGTCCTTGAAAACGTCCCTGGTTTACTTACCTCACAATCAGGACGAGACATGGGAATCGTTCTCGGAACGCTGGTTGACAGGGGGTATAGCGTCAGCTGGCGGGTACTTGATGCTCAACACTTTGGAGTCCCCCAGCGCAGGCGCCGTGTCTTCATCGTTGCGGGACGTACTACTGACAGACGTGTCGGACAAATACTCCTTGAGCCAGAAGGCAGCCGAAGGGATCTTGAGGCGAGCGACCAGGCGGGGCAGGGAATTACCAGAGATGCTTCACCAAGCACTCAACTCTTTGGTCAAACAGGATTCGCAAGATACACCGAAGGTGGAACTACCTTGACAGCCACCTCTTACAAGAGACCAGAAGACAATGTTGTGGTACGTAAAAACTAAAAGGGCACAGACAAACATGGATGATGAAGGCTGGCAAGAAGGTGGAGTAACACCAACATTAAATGCTTTTGACATGGGCGATACTAGGGCTACGGTAATTGTATTTCACCCACATAGATCAGATGGTGCACGCATACAAGGTGATACTATCAACACACTTACGGCTTTCATGGGTACTGGAGGATTGAACACACCAATGGTTGCAACAGATACAGTACGTCGGTTAACACCAATAGAATGTGAACGCTTGCAGGGATTCCCTGACAACTGGACAGAGCAGCGGTACGACTACAAGAAAGACAGAGTTGTAGAGCAGGCAGACTCATCACGCTATAAGCAAATGGGTAATGCTGTTGCCGTACCAGTAGTTGATTGGATTATCGGTAGGCTGGTGGAAGCTGATGCTAATGACCGACAAGCCTGACCTTGCTACGGTACTGGAGCACTACGGTGCAACAATACCTAACAAGTATGGCTACATCTCAATGCGGTGTGTACTGCATGAGGACACGCACTCAAGTGCAACAGTAAACATAGACAAGCAACGATACCATTGCTTTGTCTGCCAGTTCGATGGCGATGTGTATGATGTGGTATCTAAAAAGGAAGAGATAGGTTTTAAGGATGCTGTCACAAGAGCAGAAGCTATTGCTAACGGAAACCGCAGAGAAGTACGTCAGCACACTGGATCAAGCAACGGCCTCTTACCTGCAAGGGCGAGGAATAACAAAGGAAGCCGCAGGTATGTTCCGCCTAGGTACAGTAAATGATCCTGCGCCAGGCCATGAGCACGCTGTTGGCTGTCTTAGTATTCCTTATCGCACTCCCACTGGTATTGTTGGTATTAAGTTTCGTAAGGTTGATGGAGGTTCTCCTAAATACTTGTGGCCGACTGGTCAAAAGGTTGGGATGTATAACGTCATTGACCTGCATGAAAGCTCAGATGTTATTGCTATCTGCGAGGGTGAACTTGATACCTTGGTTATGTCTGCTCTTGTGGGTGTGCCTGCTGTGGGTATTGCTGGCGTGAGCCAGTGGAAGCCACACTTTCCTAAAATGTTTGAGGGGTTTGATCGTATCGTTATCTTTGCAGACAATGACCTCAAAGAGGATGGCCGTAACCCTGGCATGGAGTTAGCCAAGCGCATCAAAGAGGACTTGGATAAGGCAGTAGTCATCTCACTACCTGAGAACAACGACGTGAACCAAGTGTTCCTAGATGGTGGCGAGGAATGGCTACGTGAAAGGGCACTGGCATGACGATCATAGTAGGCATAGCCCATGACGGTAAGGTATACATGGCTGGTGACCGTGGTATGTCAGACAAAGAGTTCATAGGTAGCATGGTTACACCTAAGATACACAAGGTTGGACCCATAATTATGGGTTACTCTGCATCTCAAGGTACAGGCCAGCTTGCTCACCTGATTACCTACCCCAAGCCAGTGTATGAGAACCTTGAAGCATGGCTACGCATAGATTTCTGTGATGCAATACAAAAGGCAGCAGACTTATTCAAGATAGACATTAACTCCGAGGATAATGGAGCTGACTTCCTTGTTGGTGTGGATGGCAGGCTCTTTGAGATCAGTACAGAGGACTGGTCAGTAGCAGAATACGACATGATTGCCAATGGTTCAGGCTACGCCTATGCAATGGGCTCACTGTTCAGTACACGTGACTGGGATAGCCCACGTAACCGTGTCAGAGAGGCTGTGAAGGCCTCTATTCGGTACTCTCCTACGTGCCAAGGGCCAATAGATACGTTGGTCTTATGATCTATACGTATTATGGTGGCCCTGCTGATGGTGCTGAGATCCCTGATTTTCTTGCCAAGCAAGACTACCTTATAGTTGAGCGATCTATTGCCAAAGGCAAGTTTGTAAGTTACTATTATGAGAAGTGTGAAGATCATCCATGGTTTGAATACTGTGGGGAAATAGAGGAAGAAGATGAGTGACAAAGACGGACTGGGAAAGCCTTATCATATCCCTTACCTCGATGGGTTTGGAGATTACCCAAGTGGATACGACGAATGGGACTATCTTAGTTACAATACCACCGATAAGAAACTAAGTATGCAACAGTTCTCAGCTGACATGTGGGATGTTATTGATCGTTGCGGTAACGTACTACTGTCCAAGCAAGAGGACTATGGCCCACTAAACATTGCACGTGCACCTGGTGGCCCACTTAACGGGCTACGTGTACGCATCTTTGACAAGATCTCTCGTATTAACAATTTGATTGACGAGAACCAAGACCCTAAGCATGAGTCACTTCGTGATTCATTCCTTGACCTAGCCAACTACGGCATCATTGCACTCATGGTGCTTGATGGCACGTGGCCCAAACTAGAGGACTAAAATGAAAGCAATAGTCTGTATCTCAGACCTGCAAGTTCCCTACCATGACAAGCGGGCTGTTGCTAACGTAGCTACATTTATCCGTGCGTTCAAGCCTGATACCGTGGTGTCCGTTGGTGATGAGATGGACTTCCAAACCATTAGCCGCTGGGCTCAGGGTACACCCCTAGAATACGAGCGTACCATTGGACGTGACCGTGACACTACCGTTACGGTGCTTGAATCCTTAAAGGTAGACCATGTGATACGCAGTAATCACACTGACCGTTTGTTTAACACGGTAATGATGCGTGCACCTGGCCTTATCTCTTTGCCTGAGCTGGAGATTGGTAATTTCCTACGTTTTCCCGAGTTAGGTATCAAGTACCACAAGCGACCGTATGAATTAGCACCAGGTTGGCTGCTTATGCACGGTGATGAGGGTAACATCTCTCAAAATGGTGGCACTACTGCCCTTAACCTTGCTAAAAAGACAGGTAAGAGCGTGGTATGTGGTCATACACATAGAATGGGTCTTGTACACCATACTGAATCGTTCTCTGGTGTGCCTACCCGTACCCTATGGGGCATGGAAGTTGGTAACCTAATGGATGCCAAGCAGGCCAGCTATCTAAAGGCTGGCATCAGTAACTGGCAACAAGGGTTCGGTATCCTATGGGTGGACGGTAAGACCGTAGTTCCCCAGCTCATACCTATCGCACGTGATGGTTCGTTCTTTGCTGAAGGGAAGGTATGGGGTAAGTGACCGATCAATGGTTAGTGGAAGCTGATGAGATAGCGGCAACAGTAGCCAGACAGATACACAATAGGTACGCAGTTTACTTCGAGGCCTCTGATGTTAAGCAAGAGCTTATTATCTGGGCACTCAAGAGACCCCATAAGATTAAGGAATGGTTAGATCCTGACCAAGAACCAGCAGACCGCAAGGGTGGCATACGCCAGTGCGCTAAGGCCATGCAACGTGAGGCAGATAAGTATTGCCGTAGCCGTAAGGCCAAGGCCGTTGGGTATGAGACCAGGGATGAAGCGTTCTATAACATAGGTATCATTGAAGAGCTGATCGCTCACATGAATGAAGCCAATGAGCAGCAAGCTACTCAGCAGATACGTGTATCAGGTGGTGGTGGTGACCCCGCAACTGGTGGTAACTTCCTTATCTCACTCATTGACGTGCGCTCTGCTATGGACAAACTAGATCCTGATGATAGACTCATACTTGAGATGCGATACCAGGAGAACATGACACTAGGGCAGATAGCTACGGTGTTTGATCTATCTGATACCACCATACATAGACGGATCAACGGATCACTCAAGCGTATGGTTAAGGTACTGGGTGGCGAAAGCCCGTGGACTTATACTGCTCGTCGGGTTATGTCAAACTCCCAAGCTAATGCTATAGTATCTGATAACAACTAAATAGATTTCCGATACCAGAGGGGAAGCTGGCTATCGGATTAGGCAAAGCCTCGGATCTTAATTGGTTCGGGGCTTTGTTGTTTGCCGATGCAAAAACCCCCAGCGGATAGGAGTACGCTGAGGGCTTGCAATTAGTGAGAGGATAGGGACTCTAACTAATGTCTATCATACACGGATCGTGCAGCTTTGCCAAATAAGCACGGCTTCGTTCATCGTACCTAGTTAGCTTGGTCGGTATGTCTTTGATTGCCTGGTTAGACGTGGCGTACGGGCCAATAGCCTTGGCTACACTAAGCGAGGGTTCAATCTGTACTAACACATAGGTCTCACGCTTGGATCGCATAGTGTCAATGAGTTCAATGACGGATCTTGCTAAGTCATCTACGCTCTCATGTTCCTGCGATAGCAGGTCTGATACTGCCTTAATTTCTGTTGGTCGGATCTGTAACATCAGTCGGTGTACTTAATGACTATTGCTAGGATCAACATAACTGCTACATAAATTAGGATCGTATTCATAACTGTCACCACCCGCCTAAGCACTGTTTGGAGTGTGTGTGTATCCAATGGTTACCTTCTAAGTGTTTCTTTGTGGGTGCGTATAGCTCGGTATTGCAAGTGCGGCAGGTGTATGTCCACTCCTGGCTAAAGTAATCATAGTTATACATCATTCATCATCCCAATCGTCTGAGTACAATTCATTCCAGCACGGGCCGCACATCCCACTAATAAAGCGTTCGCGTGTGACCGAGCTATAGTGACGCAGTACATCTTGAGCGTATGCGCCTTGGTTGTACGAGTATAACTCAGACGGCGTTATCCTTACTGACGTAGTTTCTTTACACGTTGGGCAAGGGTGAGAGGTAACTGTGTACCATTCCAAGTCCTCGGATTTAACTGGGTTATGTAACTTAAACATTATTCCTCATCTCGAATTACACGGGTATCGTAATCATCCTCACGGTCATAAACTACGCCGTGATAGATACGGGCATTGCAGGTAGTACATACGTCGTATCCGTCGTCACTATCTACCCATAAGTGTTCATAGTTACTCATCAAAACTGTCCAACCACTCGATACTATCTAGCAGGTAGCGGATCATTGCTTCATCGCTATCAGGGGTAGGATCATTCATCACTAGGTGTTGTAGTCGCCCTAAGTATTCTGTATCTTTACGGATCATGCGCTTTAACTTAAGCTGCTTAATCATAGCTTAACTCCATTCATCTTGCTCAAACGTGCACGCACTATGCGTGCTCCGCTTACTGCCATTGCTTCTGCATTAGTTAATCTCTTGCCTGTTAGTTTAGCGCGTAATGCCAGGCGTTCGCCTGCTAACATACCGCCCCAGATACCGTATCTTATGTCGTCGTCTTGCATACCCACCTCTAAGCATTGCTCTCGGATCGGGCAAGCAGCACAAATCTCTAGTGCCATACCTGCCGTAGCTATCTCATCAAGGGTTATGTGATTAGTTGTAGCGGGATACCACCAGTCTGGATAGGTAGCACCTTGACATAAGGCACTATCCCATAGCGATCCGTCGTGTGTCAGGTGTGCGAATAGTTTTTGTGCATCTATTGCCTGCTGCTCACGCGGTCTTAGTTTCCTGCCGTTTGGTTTCCTGCTCATCTCTCACCTCCCAGTAAGGCTCGGTCTCTAGTGATAGCTTTACTATCTCGGTCATACGCTCAAGCGATAATAGGTTAAGCACGGGGCAACACTTCCTCTTGGCAGGTAGTGCATACGACTTCATCATACTCATCAGACCAGGCAGGTACGAGCTGACTTATGTTGTCGCGCATTATGTCTAGACATACAGGGCACGGTAACCCGTCACCTTGTCCCTTGTCCTCGGCTCTTACTACGTTGTGTAAAGTTTTCATACCGTTACCTCGCGATCGTGGTACTCATGTACAGCTTCGGCAACACTTGTAAATAAGTGCTCGTCCTCATCAAGCTGCTCAATTATGTTTTGCCATTGAGTATTGGTTAGAGTATCGCCTACATAGGACTCGGCTACCTCTTTATCCCACCAAGTAATAAACAATTCATCATCTAACTCATAGTTTTTAGTTAGCATTTCAATTACTTTGTTTACTTTCATTGCCATACATCCTGTCTGTTATCTAAACTATGTGGCGCAAGGATCTTAGCGAGCTCGTGCTCTACATCACGATAGATACTTTCGTGTACTGCATAACCAGGCTCCCCCTGATACAGCCATTCCTGTTGCTCCTCGTCGTACATAATACGGTCGCTTAACTCACCTAGACTAGGCACGTCAACCTGCCATTGCTCGGTGCGTGAGTCATACATAACTACAAACTGGTACTGCATTACTTACCTACCTTTCCAAGGTGCTTGCGGACAGCGGCTACCATGTCGGACACGGTAACGTCCTCATCAAACAGCTCTAACTCCTCAAAGTTTTCCCATTCATCATCATCGTCGGGGTTTGGGTAGTAACAAATAACCCCGTCGGTAATAAGTAGGTATGATTTTTGTTTGTTGTCGTAGACAAACACGCACATGATGAAGCCACCTGTTTGCTCGATAGTGTTGTCTATGCCTGCCTCGGATAGCGCACGGCTGATCTCAGCTACACCTTGCTCCTCGGCTGCTCTTTCGCAAGCTCCAGCATAATCAAAAGTTATTTCGTGTTCGGATCGTAGTCTGTCTACGCCTTGTATGTCTAACCATTCTCTTACGTTCACGGTTCTTACTCCTATTCATTGTGTATTCATTGCGCCCCTATGACACAGTGAAATTCTAGCGGATCTTGCGGACGTTATCTACCACTTCACTAGGTTTTTTTGGTGCGTGTCGTTGCTGCTTTGGTGGTGTGTGCCGTGCCTTTAGGTGCGCCGTCATTACTGGCGAGACCTCGGATAGCTTCTCGTAGTTCTCGGATACCCAAACGCAATGATCGCACGCTATGCGGTAGGGCTTGTATGTGAGAATCTCATGCTTAATGTGTAGCACGGATCACAGCTCCCTCTTATTCTCGGTGATTGTTTTCAGTAAATGGTCTAGAGCAATGAGCTTTTGGTCTATTGTCTTGGCTTCTAGGACTTTCTTTATCACCGCATGAGCGCGAGTGCTGGCGTGTAGTCCTAGTTCTAGGACATAATCCCGCGCCACTTTGTCGTGTGCTGCTTTTTGTTGTATGTTCATTTTCCTATCTTTCTTTTGTTTGTGTCCTGGTCTAGTACCAGATAGCCAGACACGGGGCGGAGCTTGCTCCGTGCCTGACTAACCCGCGCTAGATTGTTTCGTGCTTGAGTGCGTAGCCGTCGGCGTGTAGCGCGTAGGATAGGCAGTTCACCAAGTGGAACGCCATGTCCATACCTGCGCCGTCTACCTTAATAACGCGCTGACCATACTTATTGTCTTTGACCGTCCAGCCTAGAACCTTGCCGACGTACCAAGTCACATTGTAAAGCTCGTTATTGTTGACAACAAAGACGCGCATTGTCCGCGACATTCCCGAGCTGCTCACGCTTGCAATAGATACATAGACACGCGCTCCGTCTGTTAGTTGGTAGTCCTCAATTAACTTGGTCCTGGCTTCTTGGGCTTCGATCCTCTTGATCTTTGCCTTGCTCAATACTGTTTCCATGGTCTTGATTTTCCTATCTGCTTTCTGATCTCATCAGACCCCGCCCTACGGGGTGACGGCTCGCGCCGTTTCGATCTCTTTTAGAATAGCACCCAGAACGCCAGCCAGTAAACACCGACACAGAAAGCAGCCGAGATAGCTCCGCCAATAGCCCGAGCTCGGGGCGTCCAGTTCCAGCCGTTGTTGCTTTCATGTGTCGAGCAGGTAGCGCACCCGTCAAAGCATCTCATAGGGTCATGGTGACCGAGTGTATCGGTCATGCACTCTGGGACATGGTAGCCCTTAGACCCTGTACACTCTGGGCAGAAAGTCATCATTAGTTCACCGCCATTGGGTGAGACTCTGGCAGAACGTGGGTTTGAATTGCCAAGATCGCAGACTTTAGGTTTTCGATTAGTTCGCCCAGTTGTGGTGCTCCTGCGTCTCCGTTGATTTCAAAGAAAGAGATAGCGGTCTTGATTGCTTCGATCTCTGCTATTCCGTAGTCTAGATTTTCCACTTGATTTACTCCTATTCATTGGGGCTTTTTGCCCTATGTCTATTTGTACCAGAAACCAGGTCGCCCGTCTTGCATTTGAGAAAACTTTTTTTGTGAGGTACGTCACACCAAGCAGCCGAGCTGGATTTGTGTAGTTCTCACCGGGTAAAACTCAGCTTGACCTTTGCTACCCGTCGTCATGCTCCCAACCTGGTTTGGCAGTTGCTCGGGCTGCTCTTTGGACTGCCCCTGCCTGCCTGATTCACTGCCTAAGACTGTCCGTGTCATTAACAACACACACCGCACACTTAGCCACACACAAGGCAGGGCAACGGCCACACCAGGGCACGGCCTGGCCACAAGTACCAGGGGGGCAGGTGTTCCGCATTATGGGGGGGGTGTTCCACATTATGAGCCAACCAAGCCAACGACCCACGGGTTTTTAATGCGGCTTACGTATCATGTATAGTATCCAGTGAAATATTTTTTCTAAAGTAGCTACTATAAATCGTTGTGA